ACGTCACTGACGTTCCGCTCACCACAGCCGTCCCCGAGTTTAGTTCCGGCTGGACGCCGGACCACCACGTCGAGGCGTTCCACGCATCCTTGGCGTCCGTGAACACGTATTCGTGCAACACTTGGTACACGAGGTTCGGATTCAGACCCGTGAAGGTGGACAATGCCGCAGCAATTGGGTTAGTCATCGCCATGTTCCCCTGAACCGTCACACTCGGCACTGCGCTGGTGACTAGCGCTCCGGCGAGTCCTTGCATCGCCGTGCTGAGTTGAGCCCCAGCGTTGGGGGTCCAGACTGGCGCTGCCGACGACGACCCGTTGGCCGTCATCGTGTACGACTGCTTCGCCGTAAAGACGGTAGCAGGCGTTCCGGCCTGTACTGACGGGACCTTGCCCGTAAACTCAACTTCGTACTCGTACCACAGCTCGCCGTACATCGTCGACGCTGCAGAGCTCGCAACAACGATTCCGTAGCCGCTCAAGTCGTTGTGCGTGGAGACTTGCTGTGCGGTGTACAACCATCTACCCTTGTTCACTTTGTCCACCGGAATCTCCAAGGCCGTTGAAAGCCAAGGGTTAACCGACAGGCACGGAGACAAGTTAGTCACTCCGGCCACCGTTGTGGGGGTGTCCGTAGGATCCGGGTCGAACCCGAAATGGATGATTCCCGCAGTCGTCGTTCCGACCGACGACCTGTAGTGCACTCTCCCTCGCACAAGACGCCACTGCTCGTAGAGCAGTCCCAGCTGGTCCATAAGGATGCAGCCGGAGGCTCCCGGAGTCATGTTGAACTGGATGGGCGTGCCCGCCGTTAGGTTGACAGCCCCCAGATACTCGAACTCCTTCACGCGCACGCTCGACTTGCTGTTACGCAGCATCTGGCCACCGTACGTAGCCGGCGCAGCCTCGTTACGCATCTCAGTTCTCGGAGCGCTCACTCGACCCTTCTGACCGCGTGCTCGCCTACGACTCTTAGCCGCAGGCCTCGCGGCGCGCGCCTTCGCACGCTGCCGCTTCGGCGTCCGCTTCGCTCGTCCATTGCTCGGTCCCTTGCGTTGCTTTCCCATTTAGAACGGTTGCTG